GACCAGGGAGCAAAGCCTGGTGGCAAGGCTCCAAAGGATGCTAAGGAAGCTCCTACATCCAATGGGCAAGGCTTCGACATGTCCAATGCTGAACAGGCCACAAGAAGTATGTCACAGGGGGCTTGACATTCGTATACTGAATAGTGTATAATACGGAAGGAAATTGACCATGAACCACATCCCAAGCGAGATAGAGAAGTTTCTCCTGGCATACGGGGCCAAGGGTGAGAGGATGCTCTCCTACATGGGGGAGCATCAGGCTCTCATTGATGCTATTAATACTCCACTGGGAAAGCAGCTCTTGAAGGTTGCCAATGACCGTCACCAGGACCTGGTCAAGAAGGTTCTGAATAGTGAAGCCACTTCTGAAGAGGTGGCGGAACGAAAAGCTCTCTATGAAATAATGGTGCGCTGGTCTTCAATAATCAGCGCTTATTACAAGAACCTCAATCTATTGAGGGTATATCAGAAAGAAGGAGGCTCAAATGCCCAATAACGAAGGCAATGCCATGGGGAACTCATTCTTCACGGATGACGATAACAATGGCATCCCGGCTGGAAATGGACAGCAAGGAGCTAGTGGAAACAATTCCGGAAACAACGGGACCAACCAAGACGATGCTGACAAGAGCAAACTCGGAAGGAAGTTCAAGGAATTCCAGGAACAGACCAATGAGGCACTTGGAAAGATTCTCGCCCAGTTTGATGAGTTGAAAAAGGGCTCTGGTGCACAGGCAGTACCTCTGGCATCACAGCAGAATCTTCCTCCTGTAGAGGATGATACTGAACTGATGACAAGGGCGGAGTTCAAGAAGATGCTCCAGGAGCAGTTCAAGAATCGTGATGAGACTGCAAAGGAGCACCAGAAGCGACTTGATGAGGAACGCACAAACTATGTGAAGACCTATAGGAAGCTTCTGGGTGAGCGGGAATCTGAGGACGAATACTTCAAGGACATTGTGAAACTGATGGAAAAACATCCGGAGTTTGATGTGAAACATTCAGACAATCCGGCCATTGACCTTGAAATCAACTATGCCAAAGCTTCCAGGGCTTTCTGGATGCAGCGTGCCAAGCGTGCCCCAGAGGATATGACGAATCCATTTTCCAAGAACAGGGCAAGTGGAACTGGTCTGGCAGATGGTGGTCAGTCAGGTCCGGCCAAGAAGCGCAAGCTTCCAAGGTTGGATGAAATGGCTAGGGAGTTTATAGAAGCTACAGGACGTTCCGAGGATGATGTTCTCAGGGCGATAGGGGAAGATTAATAGATGTCCTTCACGAGTCGTCATACACGTTATGACCGGCACAAGCTCCGGTTACCTCGTAGAGTGCAGCGTCTCTATGGGGAGCGTGATGACAGGAACCGTTGGTGGCGTTGCCCTCGTTGTGGCTGGCTCATAGACTCCAACAGTGTATCGAGTGATGGTGCGTGGTCTCAGAGCTACAGTCTGGTTACGGAAATCCCCGATGGACCCACGGATGCCACAGCTTTGACTAATCCTGTGACAGTTGGAACCCCAAATGGGGGATGTCCATTTTGTGGAAATCAGAATTGGCGTGGACGTTCGTATTGAGTATCAGTATCATATGTCTTATATATAGTATATGAGACTGATACTGTGAGACTGCAAAATTTTAACAGGAATAGAAAAGGAGAAATGAGATGGCTTTTAGTGTAGTCGAAGGAGAGGGCAGGACTTACTGGTGCGCTACTGACGGGTCCTCCACATATTATGTGGGACAGCTCGTCGCGGCCACTGCTGCTTCCAAGGCACAGATTGATGGCACCTGTGTGCCACTGGCGGTACCGGCAGGCATAGCAGACACCAGTAACTTTCAGCTGATTCTGGGCGTTGTCGTGGGCCTCAACAGAAGGACCCCACAGTATAGTACGGCATACCAGGCTGAGTATGACACAGGTGTTACGACACAGGCTGCTCAGCTGGCCAGGGATTACACCGGTGCTGAAGGCATGTATAATAAGAATGACCCTCAGGTTCTGGTGCAGATTACTGAGATTACTCCTTATAGTATTATAAGGGGCAACATTTTCAATGGCGCCTTGGGCACTGCTCCTACAGTTGTCAGTGACACGGTCGGAACAGACAGCACTGGTTATACGACTGCTGGCACTACCACAGCATGTGACTTCACACCTGTTGCAGGTCTGGGCACTATCTATTGCAGGACTGGAAACAATCAGGGCCTCTATAGGGTTACAAAGGACACCAGCACTACTGGGCCACAGACCAATACTGCATTTCCGTATGTAGTTGGAAAGGGTGATACATTTGTCAGAGTTCCTCTGAGGCAGGGCTTTTCAGACATTTACATAGCGGGTCCTGGACTGTTTGTGGATTGCTCCAATAATGCTTCAACCACCAGTTTCCAGGTCTTCGTATATGAACTCAAACTGCAAGATGCAGGGCGTGAGACCGTGGACTTTAGGTTCACAGCTGACCACTTCTGCTTCGCCAGGGCATAAGGAGGAATGACAAATGCCGAATCCAATTACCAGTAGTCAATTCGTACGACTGCTCGACGACAGACTTAGGAGTGTCAGTGACCATGAGTTCGATGAACTCACAGGGATACTGGAACAGTTCTATACCATGTTGCCAAGCGATGCAGCGTTTGAAGAGTTTTATGCAATAGGCAGTGTACCGGATGTTCCTGAATACAATGGGAAGGTTTCCTTTCTCAGCATCGCTCCTGAATTCTACAGGAAGATTGAGCCCAAGGAGTTCGCCGCCGGTCTCATGTTCGAGAAGAAGCTCCTTGATGACAAGCGTTACAGGGTTCTGGATGCCAGGGCTGCAGGACTAGCAGAGTCCGCAAACCGTGTCCGTGAGAAAGAGGGTGTTGGAACCTTCAGCGGGGCATTTTCCAATGCCTTCAAGTATATGACCAGTGAGGAAGGTTTGAGCCTTTGCAATACTGCTCATACTACCAAGGCGACAGGTGTGTCAACAGCTACAGGCTTCAGCAATGCTGGCACCTCCGCGTTGAACAAGACCAGTGTTCTTGCAACATATCTGGCAATGAGAAGGTTCAGGAACAACATCGGTGAGCGTATCAATATAGAGCCGGACACTCTCATAGTGCCTGATGCACTGGGTGATACGGCAGAGGAAATCGTAAGGACCCAGGTCGGTCTCTATGACTCGACACATACCAAGAACCTCCAGGAGGGAAGGTTCAAGGTCATCCGTTATATGAGGCTTGATGATTATTCAACAACCAACTGGTATATGGTCGATAGCAAGCTCATGAAGAGGTTCAACCTTTGGGTTGACAGGGTGAAACCCCAGACTAAGACTTGGTTCGACGACGACACCATGATGCTCAAGCAGTCCATTTACTTTAGGTTGGGCTATGGGTTCACGAACTGGCGCTGGATTTACGGGAACCAGGTATCCTAAGGAGGGGATGAATGAGCGGAAGCACTGGACATAATCAGGAACTTAATGGGCTCGTGCCCATGCGTGGTATTCCGGTCTTGCCGGCAACGGCAATTCCCTTCACAGCAGGGAACATTTGGCATGTCCGGCCCTCTAGTGGGTCAGATAGCAATAGTGGATATGACCCACAGCACGCCTTCAAGACTCTGGCTCAGGCCCAGAACTATGCAGTGGCTAATCAGAATGACATCGTTTTGATGTATGCTGAGAGTGATACTGCCGGCTCTACGACAGACTATCAGCCCACAGGCCTGAATTGGGCCAAGGATGGCGTGCACCTCATTGGTGTCAGCGGTGGACCTTTCCTGGGGCAGCGCGCCAGGATTGGACAGCTTTCAACCGTCAAGACTATTGGTGACCTTTTCACTGTGTCGGCCAATGGTTGTCTCATCAGCGGCATTGAAGTATACCAGGGTGTGACAAGCAACACTGCTTCTTCGTGCCGTGCTATGGTTGTCAGTGGTGAGCGGAACAGTATTGTGAATTGTCAGATTAGTGGCATCGGTGACACATCAATGGACTTAGCAGGCTCATGCTCATTTGCCCTGCTGGGCCAGGAGTGCAGAGTCTCTAATTGCTACATTGGTCTTGACACTGTCACTCGTGGAACCACAGCTACTTATGAGATGCAGATAAGCTATGCAGCTACTCGCGCGCTGATAGAAAACTGCATCATAGCGAGTAGTCCGGCCACGGCAGCCTCAGCGACATGGACGGCTGTGACGTGGACTGGTGTGGCAACTAATCACAGTGTCACCAGGTTTAGAAACACCATTTTCTCTGCCAATAAGAACATTGGTGGGTCAACAGCGGCAGTGGCTGGCGCAATGTCATTTGCTGGCTCCGGCCAGGTTGAAGTGTTGGGTGGTGGAGTTTTTGGTTACACCAACTACTCAGCCTCATCGAACAGCAACATTCTGATATTGAGTTATGCAGGATTGCCGACACATGCTGACTATCCCGGCATAGCGGCTGGGCAGCAGACCACTTAGTGGAACAGTAACAATGTGAGGCCCTTGTGAAAGGGCCTCTCCCTTCCAAAAGGAGATTTGAAATGGCCTCAAGTGACAAGGACACAGAGATAAAATTTTTCGATGATGTTGTTGACAAGGGTTCACAGTATGCTTCATGGTATATGGATAGGCAGCATGAGGAGCTTGAGGAGCGGATTCGCTCCAAGGAAGTTGCCATGGATAACGGTTACATAGGCCAGGCTGAGATGCCGGATTTCAAGCAGCTTCTGCGTGAGGACAAAGAGAAGCTTGACAGGATTGATGCTTCAAGGCCCAAGCTGACAGGCTCACAGCAGGACCGTCTTTCCAGGATGGCTGAGGAGGCTGGTGACGCAATCAGCCGTAGCATGTTTTCGTATGATGACATGCAGCGTGGTCTTGCTGACCCCTATGAAGAGATGAAGCGGGCCAATGAACCTTGCGTGAAGATTCCGGTTGAGCTTGCCCGTGCTGCAAAGGTCAGACTTGATAGTCGCGGCATGTGTTCCAGGAATGAGGCAGCCCGTGCGTGGCAGCATGCCCGTCGGTATCTTGGAGAGGGAACCAATACTGAGTATCTTAGGAAGCGTTCGTAATGGATGGCTTGACGCTCACGGCGCAGTTGCAGCAGCTTCTGCAAGAGCCCAGCAACAGCACATGGATAGACCAGCGTTCATCGTATGACTATCTGTATCAGGCTGTTGTGAAGTTTGTAGAGCGGACTCATGTTGTCACTGCCACACAGACCATCACTACGGACTCTACATTCAACAACAACTATCAGTTGAACTCAGATTTCCTGCGTCTCTACATGATGGACCGATATGACAGGTTGTTCATTCGCTACACGCAGAATGGGCAAACTCTGCCACAGTTCATTTATTGGCGCGATTACATGGGAATTGTTTATGAGAACGACCAGACTTTGCAGGCAGATGTACCGTTGAATTTTTCAATCATTAATCAGAATGTCGGAACCTTGACAGCACAGTTGTCCAGCACGGCAACCAGCACAGTGTCACAGTTCCATGGCGAGTCGGTGTTGCAGGACACCACGGCACATTTCAAGACTCCTGTGCAGGCAAATGCTACGAGTCCTGTTAGTGTTTATGATACTGTGCATAATGTGACGGACGGCTCACATGGGGTGGTGTTGAGTGTGGATAGCGACACACAACTGACATGTGCATTGTTCAATGGCGTTTTGAATGCGTTCACCACTGGTGATTCTTATATTGTGAATCCTCAGGCGCGGTTCACGATGGTCTTGGACCAGGCCTCCCTGAACAGTGGTGACACAATATTAGTTGATTACGTTCAAAGACCCACACCGGTCTATAGTCCCTATAGAAGTTACAACATGATAATGCCCCAGTACCAGGATGCTATTGTCCAGTATGCGGCATTCTTGTACAAGTACAGGGACAGGGAGCCAAACTTTGGCGATGGCTGGTATAAGGTGTTTGATGCCTGTGTACGGCAGGCAGCTCGTGCCAACAATCAGGCATTGAATAAAAGGCGCTTACGGTTCAACGGTATCCAGCGCACGTATACTGATTCTTCCTATATCTAGAAAGAGGAGAGTTTCAAATGGCCCAAGGTGGCGACAGACCGCTGTTTCCTGTGGAGCTTGCTTTCACCGGCAAGCTTATTACATATGACAATCCCATCACAATCGGGGCCACGGACTATAGTGTGTGCCAGAACTTGAGGCCTCTTACCAGGGGCCTTCAGGTCATTAATGGCATGGAAGCCTTGAACGGTACTGCTCTTACCAACGTGAATGTGGTTGATGGACTCTATTATACCAAGAATAGTCCACCGGAACATCACATGATTGTCAGGGCTGTTGACGGCTCTTATTTGAATGGAAAACTTTTTGTTAATGACAACATGCCGGGAACACAGGGGAATTTCAACGTGACACCCTTGTGGACCGACGCTGCTGGCGTTGTGGACGGGCAGCTTGCCTTGAGCTTCGCAGAGACAATGCTTTATTGTAATGGGCAAGAGTCGCTGGTGTGGAGCGGCAATGAAACGCGGTTTTCTCAGTTCCTCAACTACGGGACTAACAATGGCAATGACTTTGTCTACGACTATACTGACAGGCTTAATAATTCTTCAGGCTCCGTTAGTAACAATAGCCCGCTCTATGGGACCAATACAGGTATTGATTCTTATACGAAATTGCTGCTGCACTTTGATAACAACTATACTGATGCGAGTGCAAGCGCTCACGTTGTCACGCCCTCCAATACCAGTTTCACCACAGGATTGTTCAACCAGGCTCTGGCCTTTGATGGCACCAATTCAGATTTGACAATGGCCCAATCTAGCGATTTCAGTTTTGGCGCCTCAGACTTTACAATTGACTTCAGGGCCAACTTCACAGCATTGTCACAGGTGAATCCATTGTGGTTCATCAACAGTGATAGTTCCAACTACATGCACGTTTATCTGGATTATTACAACAGGCTGGTCCTGGAGATTGTTGCCGGTGGCTCTCAGCAGTTGCTGTTGAAATCGAATCCATTGACCCCAGCGTTGACGACTGGAACATGGCATCATTATGCGTTGGTCAGGAGTGGAAACAATTGGACCTTCTACTGGGATGGAACCCGTGTGGCTTATTATAGTTTAACCTACAGTGTGCCGGCGTGGACTAATGGGCCTGTCATAGGTTATGATTCTGTGCTAGGGGCTTGGCTTGATGGTTCCCTGGATGAATACAGGGTCTCCAGCGAAGCAAGGTGGACTGCGAATTTCTTTCCTCTCGGCGTCTCATACGGGAATTCAACAGATGCTTATTGTTGGATTGCCTCCACGCGCCCTCTTCGGGGATTCAAATTCTATGTGTCGACCCCCAATGGGAATAGTGGTTCCGATGTGGCTGTCAATTACTTCACGCCTTCAGGCCTGACAGCTGTGACAGGGCTTGTTGATGGTACTGCTTTGTCTGGTACAACCCTTGCGCAAACAGGCTTTGTGACATTTGATTCCACAGTTGGTTTGGCACAGCCCTCATTTTTACCTGTCAATAGTGCTTATGCTTATTGGTATCAGGTTATTTTCCAGAACATCAATGGGGCACAACCGCCGGTTATTTATCAGACAACTCTATCGCAGCCCATGCAACCTGTCAATGACTTGTGGGACGGTGTCTACAGGCAATGCATTAGTTGCCTGGTGTCCACCTCAGCAACGACCGTGAATGATGATACGTTGAACGTGCAGACAGATACATGGGTTGATGGTGACAACAGCACTTATGCTGACATCACAGGCCTGTCAACGAGCGGGGCCCTGTATTTCAGTTTCATTGAGCAACAGTCAGCATTTACTCTTCATGTCATGAGTCAGAATGTTAATATAGCAGCAGCACAGATGACCGTGTCATATTGGAATGGTATGTCTTGGATTCCTGTTGGTGGTCTCGTTGATGGCACCAGCCTGGGTGGAGTGACACTCTCACAGGGTGGTGTTGTGTCCTGGGTAGCCCCCTCAGTATTGACCGAACAAAAAAAGTTTGTGGGTCAGAACCTTGGTGTCTCCGTCTATCAGTACCAGGTGACGTTTACAAACAACCTGTTGCCCTCTTCGTCGCAGCTGACGGCTTTCTATTTCATCGGTGGCATCACTGCGCCGGTTGTTATTAATCCGTTTAGTGTTCCATTCACATGGCAGAATCGCCTGGGGCTTGCCTGCGAAAAAGGTCGGAACGAGAATCGCCTCCTGTTGAGTGCCACCAGTCAGAGTGTTGTGTTCAATGGGGATGGTGTTTATGATATTGAGGTCGGAGATGAATCGCCCATCACAGCTGTGGGTTCGTTCTTCACTCGCTATGGTGGCACCATGTTTGACTCCCTTTTGATATGCAAAGAATCCTCATGCTATTTGCTGGATGGCGCGGACCAGGCCTCATATAGGCTCTATCCTGTTAGTGATATCTATGGTTGTGCAGCACCGCACACATTGGTGACGGCTTCAACAGGCTATGACTTCAGTGCAGGCATGACCAAGCATGTTATTATTTGGCAAGCTGCCACGGCTGTGTGCATGTTTGATGGAAACTCTATCATGGAAATAGATGGGGACATCAAGAATTTTTTGGAACTGGACTCATCGGACCATATCAATCCTGCAATGCTTGGAAAAAGTTGTGGCTTCTATGACAACCATTATAATGAATACCACTGGTGCTTTGCTGACGGGACCTCTACAGTCTTGAACAGAGAATTTGTATACAACCTGGGGCAGCACAAGTGGTTTGAGATTGTCAGGGGCTCTGGGAAACTTGCACAGTGTGGCCTATCTGCTTATGATAGTCAGTTGAACAATTATTCCTACGTGGGCGGCTACGATGGAGTGGTCAGACAGTTGGATGTCGGCTCTACCATGGACGGCCTTTCCTACACCGCGCGGGTCAGGTTTGCTGACAAGTCTCCTCTTGAGACATTCTCCAAACAATCACAAGTCAGAAGGTTAGGAGTTGAAACCGCATGAGCGGCTGGCAATCATCGAACATTGAGCGTGTCAGAGTCTTGATGAGAAATCATCCCAAGGACATAGGGCAGCCGGTACCATTGTGGCCTTCTCAGGCAGTGGCTCCTTCAACACCTTTCGGCTCTCAGGTGATTCCGTATCCGCCGATGACTGAACAGGTGTGGCTTGAAGGGAACGTTTTGGCTTATCCTGAATTGAATTACAGTACATCGCAACAGTTTGCTGCAGGTTTTCAGGCCAACGGTATTGGCTTTTTCTTTACCAGCGAGCCGCCGACGGGACAGACTGCTTGTGCTTGTGCTGTCGTGGATTTGGTCAACTGGCGAAAAATCACAACACTGACAGTCAATGTGGACTCCACGGATGTGACAACGGTGTTGGATTGTTTTGTCGATGGAAATGGTTATGGCTGGGTTCTGGGCGAATTTGCCACAGGTCACCAAGTTTTGTTCAACGTGAATCCGGGTGCACAGACTCTCGGGAATGCTTTTATATTATTATATCCTTTCTCACTTCCCATCTATGCAGGGAACCAATTCACGGCAACGGGGACAAAGCTGGTCTTCACCGGGCTCAATCGCACGGTTCAATGGACCATTGCCGAGACGGGGCAGATTACCATAGCGGCTGCTGACAATGCCTACGGCTTCAAGCCTGGCGGTTTTCTGTGCAGTGATGGGAATTTTCTTTATAGCATCAATATCGATACTGGTGTGTTGCAGAAGACTGAGATATCGAATGGTGCCAATGCTGGCACTTATGATTTGAAACCTATCATCGGCACATCAAGTGGGCAGTACTCATCGTGCAGTGGC